TAAGGCAGACACCATTACGACTCTTGGAGCCGTGAGCAAGCGCGAGTGGAATACGCCGGTGCGGGAGCCGTGGAACCCGTTGATCAAGGAATGCCTGAATGCCGTGGACCGTCACGTGGCCTTATACCTCGCCAGTGGCGACCAGAAGCACCTCGGCCAAGCGGCAACGCTCCGGGGGTACGTCCGTGAGCTAAAGGACTGGATCGGCCAGGAAGAGGCCGCTTGAGGCCGGTTCCAACATCCAACCTTTCCAACCTTCTCTTAGGAGCTACCCGCACCCTGTGTCTGTACCCCTACCTACCCCTTACTACTACTACTACTACTACTCTTATATATAGGTTAGATAGTTAGAAAGGATAGATAAAGCCTTTGTGTGACTGGATTTTTCGCTTTCCAACCTGCTCTACCGAGGTTGGAAAAAAACCCATTTCAGGCAACCATCGACCTTGGTGCGTTTTTTGGCGTAACCGAGGTCGCGGAGGATGCTTCCAACCTGCATCTGGTCTGAACGGGTTTGACGCTCGATCGGTTTTTGGATCGCTTCGGCCAACAGCAGGCCGGTCGTAATGGTTTTGGCGCGGTTGTGGGGCGCCCGTAGCCAAGCATCGATAGGGGCAAGCCAAGGGGACTCCACGAGGTATGAGGTGTTCTCGGTTTGCACCTGTTGCTCCTGGTCGGTGGTGAGCACAGAGGTCTCTCCGGCCCTGTAAGCGGCCATGGCTGCTGCCCAGATGGAATCGCGCTCAATCATGAGATTGGGCACGTCTATGGGCCTTTGAAGCGTGCATGTGACGGGTATGACCCAGAAGCGGCGGTTGCCTGTGTCATCGACCAGGAAGCCGCTGTCTCGGTTGGTTGAACCGACGATGATTCCGCGACGGGGAAAGGTTTCGGCTGCTTTGCCATAAGGCACACGAAACAAGTCGGTGGACTGGGACAAAAAACTTTTGATTTCCCCTGCGTGTTGTTTCCCAACAATGTGATCAATTTCGGCCCATTCCATGATCCAACTGCGGTGCAAAACCATAAGGTCATCTTTGGACTTAATGCTTCTTAATGCATCGGAAAAGAATGGGCCGCCAATGGCCGACCAAAAGGATGATTTGCGAGCACCTTGATCTCCCATTAGTACGCAAGCGTGGTCGTGTTTGCAACCGGGCAAGAACACTCGACGAACTGCCGCAATAAGCGTGCGCTTAATCATGTGGTCGTAAAGAGTTGGCTGGGCAAGATTGCAGTCTTCTGGCCGCAAATATGTAGACGCAAGGCGATCAATATATGACGGTGATGTTTGCGCCTCTACATGTTCAAGATACAAACGCACAGGGTCATAAGCATGTTCATGTGCAACTTTTACAACGCAATCCATGGCAACTTCTTTTGATGCTTTGTAGCCTTGTTCTGACAGTTCAAGATAAAAATGCTCAATGTTTTTGGCCACCTCCCCGCGTATTTCAATCTGCTGTGTAAAGATGTTGTAACGAAACTTTGACTCAGCACTGCCTATTGGCCGGAGCATATCGAGGAGTTTATTGGCCTCAAGCTTTTCAAGTTTGTATTTATCGTCATCGTCTTCTTTTGCTGTTATCTTGGTGTCGGATGAAAGGAATCCCGGCTCAGTTGGCTTTGTCCGGCTGAGCTTTTCTTTTGGCCGCCATCCGTCTTGCTTAGCCATGTTGCAAAGCGCCTTGATGCTGTAGCCATCGCCGGGTTCAAAGGTGCGCCACTTTTCGTCGCACAATCCAGGCGTGTACTTGGCGCATTGTGCTGACCAGCGGTCCCAATCGGTCAGCAATGAGTCGTCCCCAACTGATTGCAGCGCCATACCAACGGCGATCCACTCGTCGTAATCGGAGGCTCGTGATGGGTTAAGTGCGTCAAGCCAGATGCGTGCCCATTCACTGTCGGTGCGTTCCTTCCTGCGGGGCGCTGGTGGAATAAGCGGTTGCACAGGTTCAGGTGCCTTTTGGAGCATTTGCTCAATCAATGCCACAGGCGCTTCAGCCAGCGGCAGGTCAGCAGGTGCTCGACCTTTGAGCCAGCGGTAGGAACCGGTGATTGGGTGGCTACCAGCGACTACGGATTGGCAGCCGATCCAACGGAGTTCAAGTTGCTCAACGTTGCCGTCTTCGTCGTATTTGCCAGACTTAATCTTGCGCGTCTTAATTTGATCCCAATATTGGACTGGCACTTTGTAGATGACTTGAAAGCGGCCATTGCGGCCAGAAGTCATCGCCCACGATTTGGGTAGATCACGGCTTGGGGCACCAATTGATTCAAGTACCTCACCGGCGGAGATACCATCGTGATCGACGAATAGCAGGCCACCGGACTGCGGGCCAGCGATGACGCCAATGGCGTGGGCACGACCAGCTTCGATCTCAGCGGTGAGCTGATCTTGGTTAAGCGGGTTGTCCTGCCACTTGGCCTGGTATGGGCGTTTGCTGTGGCCGACTGCAACGTAACCCCACTCGGACGGCAGGGTGTGCAGTTGTTCGATAAGGCTCATGGTTTGATGATTTCTACGTTGAAACCGAGCATTTGCAGCTCAGCGTGGCGGTATGCCTGAATGGATGAGACGCGACCGTCTGCGGCTTTGACTTCGACAAGCCTTAGCTCATCTGGTTTTAACAGCATTAGATCCGGCCAGCCGGGTTTGTTGCATTGGATAACTTTCAAGACGTACCAGCCATCAGCTTCGTACTGCTTGATCAGCTTCTTTTGAAAGGATGCCTCGGTCTGCCGCATAGTGCGCAGTGGTGTAATTCTGCTTATCGCGGACTTGAGCGTAGACCTTTGGCTCGATGCCGCGTGCGGCAAAGATGAAATGGACACGGTTGGCCCGATCCCGGCCAAGGTAGCTGGCGCGGTCACGACCTTGAAGGTAGGACAAGGCGGAGTAATCGATGCCGATAAAGATGAGGTCATCGGCGGTGGATAGGTTGACGCCTTCGCGGGATGCCTGGACCTGGCCGATGTAAGTGGCTGTTGGGTCAGCGTTGAAGGTTTCGGGACTGTCTGTGCAGGTGTCGGCAAAGACCTTGCGGAGCATGTCCCCTTCTGCGTTAAAGCAGTAGAGGATGGCCAGTTTGCGCCCGGCGAAGTGGTCATGGATGTAGTGGGCCTTGGAGCGGTCAAAAATCACGGGACCATGTGCCTCGGTGATGACGGTGCCGGAGTAGATCTGGCGGAGTTTGGACATGGCTTTGGCGCCGGTGTCGGCCAGGACGCTGCGGCAGTCAGGCCGACCGATGACACCATCTTTCATGATGCGGCGGGCCAGACGGTAGGTGCGCGGCTTCATCTGGACCTGATGCACCTGCTCTTCGATTTGGGTGGTAAAACCTGCCTGCTGTTGGGTGATGGTGACGGTTAACGGCTGGATATCGGCCATGATGCGAGCCTCGTCAGCTTTGCTGTAGTCGTTGACCTGCTGGCCGGTGCCGACGTATTTGGTGCCGATGTTCACGTATCCGGCTTTTGCCCAGTCGTAGAAGTTGCGGTAGCCAGACCAGCATGTTGGGCCTAGGGCAAATTGGTGGTAGAGCTGGCTGTAAGACTCCGGCGATGGAGTACCGGACATCAGCAGGAGGTATTTGAAATGAATGGATTGCAGGTCATGCCAGCGTTTGGAGGGTTTGGGATAGGCACCGACACTGTGCGCCTCGTCAATGATGAGAAGGTCGTAGTGGCGACCAGCACGTTTGGGCACCTGCTCGTAGTTGGTCACCTCGACTTTGGAGGTCAAGCCAAGGGCGTCACGATCTGCCTCAATTGAGGCAATGGCCTTCTTTTTGGTAACAATGAGGCAATTGAGCACGCCCAGCCGGCGGGCAGTTTCAAGTGCGGTAAAGGTTTTACCTGTGCGGACCTCTCCGCGAAGGTAGGCGATGAACTGCTGGCCGAGGATGGCGACGAGATCGCAGGCAGCCTCCTGCTGATAAAGACGAAGTTGCATGGGGTTGCAATGGGTGCGCTGATGGTATAGGATTTAGGAGTTCCACGCAACCACCCCCGAATGACTGGGTCACACCAGCAAGAGGCTTGTTCGACTTGCGACTGGCGATTGGACTGTTTTTGCCACCGTTATGCTCCAAAACCTTTGGTGATAACAAAAGCCAAACCCACTACCGATGATTTAATTCCAATGACAGTTTGGCCTTTTGTTCACAGCCATGATTGGTGCGGTGAATGGAAAGCACACCCTGAAATGCCGGAATGAATAACGCCACCTACCACGCCCATCCAGCCGTCAGCAAAAGCCACCTTGATTTAGTGGCCAAAAGTCCGCTGCATTTTTGGGCACGCTACTTGGATCCAAATCGTGTGCCGCAGGAGCCTACTGCTGCAATGGCCATCGGTTCTGCGGTACATACGCACGTTCTTGAGCTGGACCAGTGGGATGCCCAATACGTTGTGGCACCTGTTGGCATGGACCGACGCACCAAGGTTGGCAAGGCCGAATGGGAAGTATTCCAAACAGCCATTGGCACCCGCACGGTCATCAGCCGTGAGGATGCAGACCTTGTGATGAAGATCGGGCGATCAGTGCTTAGCCACCCGGCTGCCGCATATCTGCTCGGCTTACCCGGTAAGGCAGAGACCACGCACATGTGGCACGACGAGATCAGCGGCCTGCAATGCAAGTGCCGCCCCGATTGGCTGCTAAATGACGGCAGCATGATCGTGGATCTCAAAACTACGGAGGATGCCAGTGCCAAATCATTCCAACAGTCGATCGCCAAATGGCGTTACCACGTCCAGGCTGCGTGGTATTTAGACGGCATTGAAAAAGCAACGGGCAAACGTCCAGAGCAATTTATTTTTATTGCCGTTGAGAAAAAACCACCATATGCCTGTGCGGTGTATGTTGCAGACCCGCAAATGGTTGAGATCGGCGGCCAGGCTGCTCGCGCAGATCTGGACAAGCTTGGCCTTTGCAAAGCTGCTGACTTTTGGCCTGGCTACAGCGACCAGGTTGAGGTCATCAACCTCCCCCCATGGATGCGCCCCAAGGCTGATGGAACATTGCCAACCCTTACCGAGATTGAGATGTACTAATGGCTTCCCTTTCAATGCCACCTTTTGAAGAGTTGTCCCAATGTATAAAATACGATCCCAGTACCGGCATAGGCACTTGGTTGATTGACCCTGGCAACGGAATAAAAATTGGCGCAACAGCAGGAGTTGTAACCATGGGTTATCGGCGTATTAGATACAAAGGAAAACGTTATCCTGCTCATAGAATATTTTGGTTTTTACATACTGGTCACGACCCTGGAGAGTTAAGTATTGACCATATAGATGAAAACAAGTTAAATAATAAATTTAGCAATTTAAGACTTGCCACCCATTCGCAAAATATATTTAACATTAAAAAAACAAAACGCAATACAAGTGGCCATCGTGGCGTATCTTGGAGCAAGCAAAACCAAAAATATTTAGCATATATAACTTTTAGTAAACAATATTTTCACTTAGGCTTGCATAAAACTTTTGAGCAAGCAGTAAAAGCTCGTCAAGCCAAAGAACTTGAACTTTACGGCGAATTTTCACCCCTACACCAACTCGACAATGACCACCAACTCATCCTTGACAACAACAACCAGCAACTCAGTCTTCTCTGGCATCCAAGCTTTCGAAGATGCTCAACGCATTGCTAAAGCATTGGCCAGTAGCACTTTGATCCCGCCCCAGTTTCAGGGCCAACAAGGTTTTGCTAACTGCTTGGTGGCGCTTGAAATTGCAAACCGGATGGGCATTTCGCCGTTCCTGTGTATGCAGCACCTGCACATTATCCATGGCCGTCCCAGCTGGAGCAGCGCTTTTATCATCGCTATGGTCAATGGTTGCGGCCGGTTTACGCCATTGCGGTTTGAAATCAGTGGCAGTGGTGACAGCCTTGCTTGCTACGCCGTTGCCACTGACATCAAGACCAACCAAGAGTTGAAGGGCCCGACCATCACGATGGCAATGGCCAAGAAAGAAGGATGGGCCACCAAGGCTGCCAGCAAATGGCTGACCATGCCGGAGCTGATGATCAGGTACAGAAGCGCAGCCTTCTGGGGGCGTCTCTTTGCCGGCGACCTTCTGGTTGGCCTGCAGACCCAGGAGGAGGTGATCGACGTGCAAACCGTCAAAGTTTCTGCCAACGTTGACGATCTCAACGCCAAGGTAAAGTCTGCACCAGTTATTGAAACCGAGCCTGATGACCTCTTCTGAATTCCTTACTGATCTGCAACTCGCTGAGCGGTGGCACCTCCACCGCCAGACGTTGATCAGGTGGCGGTCCAGCAACACTGGGCCTGCCTTTACCAAGATCAACGGTCGCGTGCTCTATCCCCTGGCCGAGGTGGAGCAATACGAAAAGGCCAACACCATTACACCTGAGAACCAATGACTTTCAAAGCAAACGGCGCACTGTTTAAGAACACACCTGAGAAGTTGCAAGAGCGGTTCAAAGATCGCTACGACCCCAGCCGCAACTACCCGGCATTTGATGGCGTCTTCAGCATCAAGGAAGAGGATCGGATGGCATTTGCCAGCTATGTTATGAACGCCAACCCCAATGATCGGGGTGAAATCCCTGTCAAGATCAGTGGCTGGACTAAGCAAGCTGCCAGCAGCGGCCAGAACTACCTGAGCCTTGCCTTCGAGCCTGACTACAAGACCATGAAGGCAATTGAGGAGAAGATGGCAGCTTCCGGTGCTGCTGACAGCCTGGCCAAGGCCACAGGTGGCACTGTGGTTGAGATCAGCGAGGCTGACCTGTTTTAAGGCTTCATTAGCAACAGCTCCAGTCGTGCGATCTCATTGGTCGCCTGCTGAAGCAATGCTTGTTGAAGGTTCCAAGAGCGGTACAGCGACGCTGCAAGTGGTCCGACGTTTTGGGTGATCTCAAGACGCCGGGCCATTACCTCAATCTTGAGCTGATCTTCCGTCGCCACCTTGGGGATCATCCACTGACCAAAATCTTCCACTTTTTACGGGCAGACTGCCCCATGATGCCTAATGAATTGTCCCGAGTGCGGTAGCAAGAACAACAGGACACCCGTGACCAATGGCCATTTGCCTCATGAGGTGGTGCGCAAACGGGTCTGTGGGTCTTGTGGTCATGCGTGGTTTACGGTGGAAATGGCTGTTCCGGACTACGCCATTGGCTGGTCTGACCGCCACCAGCACAAGCCGGTATTGCGGACTCCGCTCACGCTGGAGCCAAGTTTTGTTGAGGCTGCTGACGTGATGGAAAACCTTGCCAAGGCCAATGCTGCCATCCAAAGAAAAACGGCGCCTAAGCACGGTAAAGATTTCTGACAGGCATCGCAGATGCGCCGTGCATGGTGTAGCGTGGTCACACGGGGCAACGCTCCTGTATCCAATTAAATCCAATCCAATGATCAGCAATCCATTTGTCAACCGCCTTGCTGTCATCGCTCTGATGTTTGCGGTCTATGCCGCGGGCATCAGTAATGGTCGCGAGCAGACCGTTCTTACGGCCCAAAGCGAACCCGTTTGCCAACAGGTGCTCAAGCCATGAACACTTATTATTTTTGCATTCCAGAAGCATCAGTCCTTGAATTTGTACAGGCACCTACGCTGCTTGAAGCCAAGGAATCAACCACTGAAGAGTGGTTGCCATATCTCAGCCAAATGGAATGGATCACAGAAAATGACTAAGGTTCCTCCAGAGGCTGTACGCGACATTTTATTGTCGCCTGACACCCACAAAGCCATGGCTCAGCGGTATGGCATTTCACGCCAAACTGTTGAGCAAATACGTTTTGGTGTAGGTCACAAAAAGTTATTTCCCGAAATTCCTCGGCGAAATTCTTTTGCCAAACATTCTTGCGAATGTTGCGCTTTGTGGCTCAAGGGCAAATGTTCTCTTGGCTTTCCCGAACCAGCGCAAAATCTTTATTTTGCTGGAGAATGCAACATCTTTACCAAAGCATCCAATGATTGAACCTCTTCAGCGTCTACAAGCACTGGTAAGCGACTCCGGCCTATTCAAGGCTGGCCGCGAGCATGAGCGGGAACACGTCAAGGCTTTGATTCGTGTCCGCATGGACCAATTGCACCACAATTCGATAGCCTGGCAAGAATGCCGCAACCTGCTTGACATCATCAAATGAAACCACACGAGCTTGATCTGAACCGCGCCCGCTTTATTGATGCGTTGTATACGGCCAGTGGCCGTACAAACGGCACCTACACCAATCTGTGGCAGGATTTTTGCGCTGACCTTGGCGCCAATTTGCGCGACACGGATGGGCGTATGATCTTGGATGATTGCATCAAGGCAATCGGTGGCACCGAAAGCCATCTCGCCGAAAAGCACGCTATGGCTTGCATGGAAGCAATTCGAATTCACCTAATGAAAGGATGGGAATGACCAATTCAGCACCCGCACCAATTTTTTTCAAGTCTTACCTGCTTGGCCGCAACGTCCAGCTTGATGATCTCAAGGATATGTCCGACCAAGACCTTCGGACTTTGAACGTTGAAACGCTTGCCTCGCTTGACGAGTCACGTTTTGAATACAGCCAGATCGACAACAAGCATTCGGCTGATGCTGGCCCGACATTTGCCCGCATGAAAATTGCTGGCTACTTCCAGGCTGCCATTAAGATTGAATTGACCAGTGATGACTAATTCTGTTGACCATCCGTCGCATTACACCGACGGATCCATCGAATGCATTGACGCAATTGCAGCGCAGCTGACGCCAGAAGAGTACAGAGGCTACCTGAAAGGGAATATTGCCAAGTACGTCTGGCGTGAGCGCCATAAAGGCGGGCCAGAATCACTGATGAAGGCACGCTGGTATTTGGATCGTCTTATTACTACCATTGAATCATGAAAGCACCATTCCTCAACTGGCTGGAGAATTGCGCAATGCGTGTTCTGATCAGCAGTCCTAGCGTCAGCTTGGTTGTGATCAAGCAGCACAGCACAGAAGCCATTTACATTGCTCGGGATTTTTCAGATCCAGCCGTTGCCGCAGAATTTGGTCCGACATACCACGAGCCAGAACCGCTGTCAATGCAATTGGAACGGATGTACCACGAGCCGGCATACGGCGAATTGGAATGATCAGCCTGTACAACGGTCGGATCATTGTTGAACGGCGCACGCTGTCCGAAAACTGGCG